CGATTCCAAATCTTGTGGTAAGCATTGTGTGTACCTCTCTGTCTGTGTTTGTTTCCCTTGCGGTACACACATATTACCTCTAAGTCAGTAGAATAGCAAGTCATGTTCGAGATATATAGTACACAATCATTTCGGGGTGATACTGTGTATTTTACAGCAGGAATCCTCACTCGGTACGCATCGTCTGCCATGAACCGTTCCATGTTTACGAATGCATTGAACAGAAATCCGTAGAATGCATCGTTCTCCATGTTGTCGTTCTTGATTTTACCGGCAGAGCCTTCGTAATTGACGTTGTACGGCGGATCGGTGATGACAAGATTCGCCTTGGTATCACCCATCAGCATTTCGTATGTATGCGGAAGCGTGCTGTCCCCGCAGATCAGCCTGTGCCGACCGAGCGTCCAGATATCTCCTGGCTTGGTGATGGTCGGTTTCTTCAACTCGGATTCTACATCAAAATCGTCGTCCTTGATTCCGTCCTTCAAGCTGTCCTTGAAGAGGTCATCAATCTCGGCAGGCTCGAAACCAGTGAGGGACACATCGAAATCCGCGCCCTGCAGATCGGTGATGAGCAGAGCCAGCTTTTCCTTGTCCCATTCGCCGGAAATTTTGTTGAGGGCGATGTTGAGAGCCTTTTCCTTATCTTCGGAAAGTTCCACCACAACACAGTCCACCTCGGTGATGCCCATATCGATTAGAACCTTGAGTCTCTGATGACCGCCGACCACACGACCGGTAGTTTTGTTCCAGATGACCGGTTCGACATACCCGAACTGCTCGATGGAGCGTTTCAGTTTCTCATATTCGGCATCACCAGGCTTCAGATTCTTTCGCGGATTGTATTCCGCAGGCAGAAGATCTGCTGTGTTTTTCTTTTCGATTACCATACAAGACCCCACTCAGCGAAGGCTTCAAATCCCCCACGTTCGGAAATGAACGCTCTCGCTGTTTCTACGATTTCTTCGTAAGGAATACCGTTCACGGTTTCATCCCCGATAGCACAGCACAGTTCCACAGTCTTTCCGGTTCGCTGTGCTTCGAGCCATGCGTAGATATTTACGCTGACATCCGCTTTGGACAGATCCTTGCCATGCAGACCGCCGCCGGTTACGCTGTCAGCCATATCACTGCCCAGCTTGCGGTTCGTGGCTCCGGTGTCCACATCCATACCGCCCGTCCAATCACCAAGGGGATTTACAATGGCTTCGGGGTATGCAGTACGGAGTGCAGCCGTATCGACATTGCTCTGACAGATGATAAGCCGATCCCCATCAAGAACGGACTTTCCATCAAATGGGAATCTTTTGTACATGGATTTTACGATGCCGGTCAGCTTCTTCTGTTCGGCTGTCATCGGCACACCCTTGAAAATACCGTTGTCACCACAGCGGATGGCATTGCTTTGATTTCTGGACAGATGCACATCCTGTGCCACCTCTGTGTATTCCACGGCGAAGTTTTCTCCGGCAATACGGTGTACGGCTGCGGTCACATCCATCACGGAAAGATGTACGGATGTTTCTACAATGATATGGCAAACATGATGACCAATCAGAATCTCCACGGCAATGCGGGGATTCCGCTCGGTTCGATATGCCATATCCACCAGAGCACCGGCGATGCGGTCAGCGATTTTGTCCGGGTGGGACGGGTTTACCTTTTCAAACATTATCCTTTTCCTTTCCTTGCTTCAAGAAGTCGTTCCATAACATCGTCCTCGGGTGACGCACCGCCGTATTCGCCGGAGCAGTTTTCCTTGACAATCTGGAATATCTCCGACCACAGACGGTTCGCCTGGGTCATATAAGTGTTACCAATCGCCACATAAGGTGACTGGATCGCCGCGCCTGTAGTCGGATGCTTTGCGAGGAAACCGAGTTCACTGGTGATCGTTTCGCACTGAATCCATCTCGCACTTGCCATTGCATATCGTTCGATCAGCTGCGGTGAGACAATGGCGGCACATTTGCGTTCGGCAAGCCATCGCCACACGTTTTCATAAATCTCGGCGGCACAGAGCGTCGAGCCGTCCTTTTGTTTTGCGGATAGGTAATCGGAAGGTTTCGGCATGACCTGACCTTCCAGATCGACCGCGCTGTCTTTGAACTCAATGACCGTCAGCGGTCTTTTGCCGGGATTTCCGTCCAGAATCTTATCGGAAAGCGGCTTTTTCGGTCTGCCGCCGGAGCCGGGTTTCGGACCCCTCTGACCCATTTTTTACATACCTCCTTTCGCCCGGGGGCTATTCCCCCGAAAACTTTTGCGAATTTGCGCACGCGACCCCACGCCCGTTGCACACCATGAAAGCTGTAGAGATTTTGATCCCCCTACCGGGCTTGACATTTAAATCAAAATATGATATAATTTCAACATACTCAAATATAGTTTGTAATGTTTTTTGGCACAGCTCATTGGGCTGAAATCCCCGTGGATGAGATCTCACTCTTCTTAACCCTTGTTCAGACCCTTATTGCAATTATCGATTACGTGGATTTTGAGGAGGTAATCAACATGACAAACAGTTTATTGGTGGAATGCGGCACGCACGGAGTGGTCCAAGACTGTGGGAATGCCAGAGATATTACAAGTGCCGAGTAGGTTCAAACCCTGCCCCCTCCGCCATACGAGAGACTTCCTAAAAAAGGTGGTCTCTTTTTTTATGCCATCGGTCACCGTGCTCGGCATGAAGTCTTGCGTGACAGGCTTTGCACAGAGCGATGAGATTCTCCTCATTGTGCGTACCACCTTCCGACAACGGAACTTTGTGGTGTATCTCTTCGGTCGGGATCAGCTGTCCGTTCTTCTGACACAATTCGCACAGCGGATGCGCCGCAGCATATCGGTCGCGGATGCGTTTCCACGCTCTGCCGTAACGTCTGCGGACAGTGGGATCGCGGTCGTATTTTTCGTAGCGTTTTGCTTCTGCCTTGGCGTGTTCCTCGCAGAACCGACCGTTGGTCAGCTTGGGACAGCCGGGATGGGAGCAAGGACGCTTGGGTTTCGTGGGCATTGGTTCTCCTTTGGGGATGACAAAAGCCATCGCAGGATTTACTCCCGTGATGGCTTTCGTTGTATTTTTTGGTATTATAATTATATCATAAGACCATAGTGTCTTTCAATGTCTTTTAGTGCCCAATTACTCCGTTGATTTTGCATTCTTCAACGGCACGGTTATGGAGTTTATGAATGTATCTCAGATCGTATCCCATAATCACGGCGATCTGTTCCCATGTCTTGAAACAAAGGTATCTGAGTTCCAAAAGGGTCTGCAGTTCCGTGTTGCTCACCGCTTTGATTACCGACACCATCTCCCGTTTCAGATCCACGAGGTTGTCGATATCACGGTTGATCTCGTTTTCCAGATCGATGATCTTCACGATGATGTCCTCCATCCGATGTACATTCCGTGTGCCGCTGGGAGCGACATCGGAGAGGGTGGACGTTGCTTTGGTGGCGAGGTCACGAAGGGACATAACCTGCTCCAGTTTGGAGTTGATCCGCTGATCGAGCCGGTACGCCTGACCGAGATATTCTTTTGCTGTCATTTTGTTACCTCCAGATTTGCCTTGACCGCATCAATGAGTGCGGACTGCGTTTTGTCTTTTTTGCGGAGAGCGTTCATAATCCGCTCATCGATGGTGTTTTCTGCGATGATGTGGTGGATGACCACGGTTTCGGACTGCTGTCCCTGCCGCCACAGTCTGGCGTTGGTCTGCTGATACAGTTCAAGGCTCCATGTCAGACCGAACCAGACGAGGGTCGAACCGCCTGCCTGCAGGTTCAGTCCGTGTCCGGCTGATGCCGGATGGATGACTGCCACAGGAATTCTGCCGCTGTTCCAGTCGGTGATGTCGCGGGAGGTTTTGATCTCCCGGACTTTGAACCGTTTCTGAATCCGTTCCAGATCATGCTTGAACCAGTACGCTACAAGTACCGGCTTTCCGTTGGCAGCTTCGATGAGGTCTTCAAGGGCATCCAGTTTCCGGTCATGGATTGGGAATACCCGCTTGTCCTCGCCGTAGACTGCGCCGTTTGCCATCTGCGACAGCTTGTTCGCCAGAGCCGCCGCGTTTCCGGCGTCGATTTGTTCGT